GGGGCCTCCAGAAAAAGCCCCGTGTTCAGTGTACTAATCAATGTACTGATTGGTCGTTGCTGGGGGTCAGATCAGTCATCCATTGAGAGATGTCGGACTGGCGCCAGGCGACCGAGTTGGGGCCTATTCTAACTTGTTTCGGGAATGTGCCCTCCCTGATTCTGCGATAAACAGTATTCCGACCCAGGCCGGTGGTGTGAAGCACCTCGTCGAGGCGCAGGAGTCGATCAATATTCTGTGCTGCAGCCATGGTGGCTACCTCCGTCCGGGGTCTATGCGGGGTTGAGTGGTTGAACAAGCTCGGCTGGAACTTTCACGGCGTCGCCAATTTTGGTTAGCACCAAGGCTCTGCTGGCCGCTATCAGATAGGTTTCACCAAATGCTCCGTAAACCTCCGTCGCAATAACCGGCATCCCGTTTTCATCCATCAAAGCCGCGAATATCAGATTGGGGTGTTCGACCGTGAACTCGATCAGATGCTTATCGATCAACGGACCGCCGCAATGCCAGCAACTGGACGGCGCATAGCCTTCTTCACTAGCAAGCGGCAATGCCAGAGATCCGAACAAGGCAAAAGGTTTCTTCTGATCCGATTGCCGTACGGGCATCATGATCGTCTTGACCTTATCCACCCGAGCGACAGCCCAATCGAGCGCTGAACCTGTCAGTGCGCTCGTCTTTACTTCGATCATTTCGGACACGATGATTCCTCGCCCGCCGTACACCGGCAGGCATGTGGATAGATGGGGAAGGGGTTAGATCAATCCCAGTCGTGGCTGAGCTTTGGATTGGCAGGCGGAAAGCATTCGAGCGTAGAAAGCTTGAGCAGCGTGAAGTGGCCGCCCATCCATGCCGCAGTGTCGATGTGGATAACGTTGCCCAGCCTTGCTGGTTGCTTGATTGGCGTGTGGCCGACGATTACCGCCTTCACCCCTGTGACGATCGACTGATCCTCATCGGTTATCCGCTTCCGCGACCACTGAGCGACAGCTTGCAGATGGTCCACTTCAGCAGGTCCGGCGTTATCAAGCGCCCAAGTGAATTCCGTCCAGCTTTCATATGGGCAGTCTGCATGAACAATTCCGATGACCCCATCCGCCGTTTCAACCTCGATGGCGACAGGCAGATCGGCAAACATGGCGGCATAGTTCTGCTGCTCATCCCAGTTCAAGGCAAGGAACCAGGCGCCGCCATTGCTCAGGTACATCCCGCTATCCGCGCGGGAGACTCTGGCGTAGCTGATCGCCATTTCTTCATGATTCCCCTGAACCGGGTGGAACCACGGTTTGTTGATCCAGAGAAACGAGTCAATCGACTCAGGCCCTCGGTCAACCAAGTCACCGACGCTGAAAAGCCGATCGGTAGCCGGGTTAAATCCGACGCCGTTCAGAGCGGCCTGTAGCTTGCTGAAATGACCATGAATGTCGCCGACAACCCAGTCAGTTCCGGCTGTGTTTATTTCGTATCGCTGAACCTTAGGTTTCACAGGCACAACAGCGCTCCTCGCCGCATACGCAGCAGGCAATAGGGATAGGGTGGGGCCGAACGGGCGGCGGGGTTACTGCGGGGTGGCCGGGTGCGTTGCGTTCCACTGCTCGAAGGCTTCCTGCGTTGTGGCCGCGGTGATCGTCTCGTCGCAGGTGTAGCAGTAGGCCTTACCGCCGGACGCGCCTACATCGCGATGGCCCTGCTGGCATGGGTTCATGTGCCAGTCCTCTTCGTTTGGTGCGGGCTCTGGCGCTGATTGTCCGGCGAGGAAATCCAAAACCGATTCGCAATGCGCAGGGGTTGGCGAGCTACCGTGCTTCAGGAGTTCTCGCGCTGCGGCGATGTCCGATTCAAGATCATCGACGCGCTGATCTGCCACGTTCAAGCGCTGCTGCAAAGCGTCTCGTTCCTTCACTGCCTGCGTATGCTTGCCGCGCCAGTGCAGCACCGATTCGAGTTCGTCCCGATCCATTTTTAGATTGCTCATTTCCCTTCCTCCCGCTCACCATCAGCCCGCATGGCGTCGATGGCGTATTGATGAATTTCCCGCGCCATTGCCAGCGCGGCGCTTGGTGACAAGTGGGTTTGAGGCAATCGGTGAAGGCTGATGCGATGACTGCCATCAGTGCCAACGAAAACGGTGGCTTTGACCATTCGAACTGGTTCAGGCATGGCGATATCCCTGTAACCCATTCAGGTTACTTTTCGAGATGTAACCTCTGGAGGTTACTTTGGGGTTGGTCAGACTTGTTTCAGCAGGCGTTGGCCGAGCCAGCGCACGACGGGGACGGCCTTGCTGTTGCCGATCGCTTTGTAGCGCGGACCGTCCGGGCACTCTGTGGCGGGCTTGCCGCGCCAGGGGATCAGGGTGTAGTCGTCGGGGAAGCCTTGCAGCCGCTCGCACTCAACCGGAGTGAGGCGCCGAACTGATGCGCCAATCTGGGCGGACGGAATTCCTTGCCCGGCCTTGCCGCCGCCGGTGCTGAGCGCGCCGGCAATCCTGCCATCGCCGTTTTCATATCGAAGTTCAGCGCGAGAGTTCTCAGCGAATGCCGCGACAATTGGCTGGCCGCGCCCAGTGCCGTCCTCACTTCCATCAAATCCCTCAGCCTTAAGCGTGTGAGTCACCTCCCCAGTAATGCACACAGCGACCTGGCCGCCGGCGTTGGCATGGCTTCCGCTATGGTTCATTGCCCGCAGGGTGAGCGAGAGCGATCCGGCGTCGGCGCCATGATCCTTGCAGCTGAAGGCGAGGATGGCGTTTTCTTGACCGTGATTGCGCCCGAGCGGGTGAGCCTTGTCTTGTATGACATCGGGGTCCTGCGTGCCGTGCACAACCAGAAGGCCTGCTTCGGCATCTTGTTGGGTTGCGCTGCCTGCGGCTTTGCCGCTGGATTGAAGCGTGCCGGCCACCAGATGGTTTACCATCCCGTGATCAACGTCCGCTCCGCCGTCAGTGCTGCGCAGCGTGCCAGCGACATCCCGATTTGGTTGAACGAAGAACGTCTCGCTTTCGATGTCCATGCGAGTGTCTTTCGCCGTGAGCGTGGCCGATCGCTCGATCGAGCTTCCCAGGCTGTGGCCACCGAACGCCGGGATGCCGCCGAACATTGTCACCGCTGGGCCTTCATCACCCTCGCAGTTCATGCAGCCGTAGTGACCAAGCTCTTCAGGGAAGATGTGTCCGCATCCGCACTGGAGCGCAGGGCCGAAAGGAGCTGTTCCGGTAACGTCTTGCCCCTCGCCTCGGCGCGGCGCAGTATCCCGGCGCACGCCTTCGCGCTCAAAAAGTACCTCAAGGGGATCGAACCCTCTTCGAGCACTTGCGACAACGAACACACGGCGCCGTCGTTGGGCCAGGCCGAAATATTGGGCGTCCAGGATCCGCCACGCGACTGTTCTTTTGGGTCCATACACACAACCAGCGTCTGTCCAACGCTTCCCTGAAGGCTGCAGCTCGCAGTCTTCCCCAGCAAGCGCACCAAGAAAGCATCCGAAGGCGTTTTGCTTATCGGAAAGGACTCCGGGGACGTTTTCCCAGACGACGACGCACTCGTCATCGCCTCGGGCTGTTCGAACATGGTCAACTGCATCTGCGAGCTCCACATATTTGATGGTGAGGCCGCCGCGCGGGTCCAGCAGGCCCTGGCGCATGCCGGCCACGCTGAAGGCTTGGCAGGGTGTACCGCCGACAAGCACTGGCGGCGCCTTGATCTTCCCGGCAAGCACCAGGGCGGCGAGCTTGGTCATGTCGCCGTGGTTCTTCACCTTCGGGTAATGGTGTGCCAGGACGGCGGAGGGGAAGGGCTCAATCTCGGCGAACCAGACCGGGTTCATGCCCAGCGGGTGCCAGGCAGCCGAAGCCGCCTCGATCCCCGAACAAACGGAGCCGTATTCGATCTGCATAGGATCCTCGCCAGTGGCGTGATTAAAAGTTGGGAAGGGGATGTTTCAGGCCGCGGGCGTGGCGTCGTGGAACACATCCATCTGCGCCGCGCCATCAAGCCAGGCAGCGTCGATTCGCGCTCTGGCCATTGCCGCGTATTCAGGATTCAGCTCACACAGGATCGACCGGCGGCCTTCCTGCATTGATACCAGCGACGTGGTACCGGCACCGCCAAATGGGTCGAGCACTGTCCCGCCGCGTGGTGCGCCTGCCAGAATGCAAGGCCTGATCAAGTCGGGCGGGAATGTGGCGAAGTGGGCGCCCTTGAAGCTGTGGGTTGCAACGGTCCAGACACTGCGCTTGTTGCGGGTCAAAAGATCCCAGCTGCTCGGCTCCCGATCTGGGCGGTGCGTGCCTTTGCTCTGGCCTGGTATCGCCTGCTCGCGCTTAGAGCCTTCGCGCTGAAAGCTGTCACGATTGCTCCTGGCTGACCCGTCTTTGTGGAATGTTCCGTGTCCGCCTTCGCCGGTCGAGGTGTCCCAGCCGGCGGGGACAGTAACTCGCGGCTTCGGTACCGCGTCAAATCCGTGGCCGAATCCCACGCCTGATGGCGTCGGCCCATAAGCGGCCGGCTCGCGAATCGCCTGCATATCGCAGTGGTACCGGCGCGACTTACTGAGCAGAAACAGATACTCATGAGCCTTTGTGCAGCGATCCCGTGTCGACTCCGGCATTGGGTTCGGCTTGTGCCAGATGATGTCCTGACGTAGATACCAGCCATCGTCCTGCAAAGCGAAGGCCAGGCGCCACGGTATGCCCATCAGGTCCTTAGGCTTGTACTCGGCGTGCGTGGTCGCCTTGGCCTTGCGCTGACTCGCCATTACCTGCCGTTGGCTGATCGTCGAGACACCAACGCCCATATCGTCCCGCCCATGCGCGCCCCAGCTGCCGGCGTAGCTGTCGCCCATGTTCACCCAGGCGGTGCCATCGTCGCGGAGTACTCGCCGCACTTCGCGGAAGACGTCGACCAGCCGGACGATGAACTCAGCCGGAGTTTCCTCCAGACCGATCTGGCCCTCGACGCCGTAATCACGCAGACCGAAGTAGGGCGGGCTTGTAACGCAGGTGTGAACTGACTTTTCCGGCAGCGTCCGCATCATCTCGATGCAGTCGCCGACCAGAATCTGGTGCTGCTGGCTCATGGTTCGATTCCATGCGGTTGGGAATGGCCTACGCTTACCTCTCCACAGGAAGGGAGAAGGTCATGAGCGAGAACCGGGAATTGGCCCTATCTATCGCGCTTGAAGCTGTACTGAACGCAGCGCGCGAGCTTCACGTTGATGTCGATGAGCTTTGCGAGCAGGCAATTGGGTCGCTGACGTTTCTGCCTAAGAGCGTCTCGCCATCTGTTGTGGCTGCTATCCGAGAGATCGAGGTTGCAGCTGATGGGCTCGAGTTCGGTGGCGAATAGGTTGGTGGTGGGCTATACGTGGTGACCGGCATGGGGCCGGCTTAAGGAGTGAGAAATGACTGAGGAATATAAAAAGGTCTTGGGCATACCAGCGGAAAACACACTGGTTGAAATTGCCTCAAGCCGCGAGCAGCGAAAAGGACAGGACGCAGACCTGTACACGTTCAACGAACTCAACCCGGCAGGCGAGGTTGTAGCAACGCACAATATCCGGGATACGATGTCAGTCTATCCGCCTCAGACACGCAGAATTATTGTGGAATGATCACCTCGTCTCCGGGGTCATTTCGAATCATTAGCATGCTTTTCTGATCAAATAGTCGCGCCACATTTTGTTTGACCACGAAAACGTGGCGCGGCGCAGCAAGGAAGGGCGCAGAGCCTTTCGGGCCAAGGCCATGCAGGTGATGAATCATCAGTGTCATTGCCTCGCCTTGTTCCTCTATGCCGTGCCACTCCATCAGCTCAGCGAGCGCTGTCCGCGTACCTTCCATGGCATGCATCCGAAGTTCTTCCGAACCTTTCGCTTTCCGCTTGTTTGCAGCCTTTGCGCTGCGGTCTGCCTGGCTGGCCGCCATCACGCTGCCCTCTGTGCTGCCACAAACGCCTCGGCCTCATACTCCTGTACCGACAGCCTGACTATCTGATGCGGGGCCTTCGAGGTGGCGCACATGTACAGGATCTTCTTCAGTCCAGCGTGTTTGGCACGACTGCCCACCTCGGCCAGCACCTCCTTGAGCTTGACCGGCGAGTCGTGAATTTCTGCGGCCAGCGCCATGATCAGCAGCACGTCCAGCCCATCCAGCGGGCGACGTTCGGCACGCCACCAGACATGCGAGGCGCCTATTGCACCACGCTCACGAGCAACCTTGCCTTGGGTTTCAAGCTCAACCAGGTCAGCGCGAACTGCCTGAATGGTCATCCCGGATGATTCGGCCAGCATCTTCGCTGTCATGCCTTCGGGGCGGGTGAGATATCGCCAGATTGGAGTCATGTTGAATACCGCTTGGAAGTAGGTGTATGTGTTCGGCCCTTCGCCGCGTTCTGGCGGCGAAGTTCGGCTTCATTCGTTTCATGCTGCGCGTGCCTGCTGCCAGACGCCCATCGCTGTGAATACGGCGTTGGCCTCAGCCTCCGACAAGCTCACGTCGTCCGGTATGGCTATCCACCCTGATCCGATCACATGTTTCTGGTTGGCTGACGCACATATCTCGGCGTGCCTCTCGATCATCATCTGTTCGAGCTGCTCCAGCCGGTGCACACCTTCAGTGGTGAACTCGGTGGCTTTGCTGTACTGGGCGCCGCTGGGCTCTTGGCAGAAAACCGCGATATGCACAGTCCAACGGTGTGCGATGTCGCACAGGGCATCGACAACTGGCAGGCTGCGGATCTGCTTGCAGTTCTTCCAGTTGAGCATCACCTGCCGGTCTGGCGGTTCAACATCAACCACGGCGGCGTGATTGGTCCGCACCAGGGCGCGGCGGGCACGATCGATTTGAACTCGCCTGTTGCAGGGCTTGCGCTTGCTCATGCTGGCATCACCCAGGTGTTGCCGCCATTCTTGGGAAAGTCGATTTCGTACTTGGCGATCAGACGGTAGAACTTGCCGGTGCCGATACCCATCCGCTTGATCGTCTGATGACGGCAGATGCCAAGGTCTCTATAGGCCCTGATTCTTTCCGCACAGATCAGATCCTGAGATTCGTCAACCAACTTTGAGGGTGTTTTCGGCTGCAGATCCCTCGGCTTGCCGTGCATGCCAGCGAGAAATCTGAATCCGTGCCGGTACGCGATGCAGTGAAGCTGGTTGGTGGACAGTCGAACCTCCTCCGCCACCTGAACGCAGGTCATTGTTTCAGCCATCACGACGATACGATCGATCAGTTCCTGAGGATGACTGCGCGGCGGGCGGCCAAGCTTCTTCTCTTCCTTCGGCCTGGTGACCTTCTGAGGCGCTTCGATGTGTTTGGCGACCGGACGTGGCTTGCATTCCAAGGGCGGTGCGCTTTCGATCACCCCGCCATGACGCAGGAACTCATCTACCTGTGCGTTGAGGATTGCGGATTGGAGGCTGTTGTACTGGACCATGCTGATTTCAAGACTGATCATTTCAGGCTCCCGAAATAAAGAGGCCCCAGTTACTGGGGCCATGCCGAAATCGCGGATTGATTAATCGAATGGGATGTCGTCCCAGTCGTCAGGCGGTGTTGATTGGTCATGCGCCTGGCCGCCATAGCCCGAAGTCTGACCGCCTTTAGGCCGACGATCGATCAGGGGTTTTGCCATAACTGCCTGAACCATCTTTTCGAGCTTCGCTGGCGTTGTGACCTTCGCCAGGATCTCGCTGGCCGTCTTCTCGCTTTCGGCGGAGAACGGAGCGTAGATGGTCGGGCGCGGCAGTCCTTTTTCGCTGTTCTTCTCGATCTCCATCTGAATCAGTAGGCCGATAGGTTTGTTCATCAGCGAAGGAAATCCGGAAACCTGCACCTTTTCGCGCTGTTTGGATTCGTTGTTCCACTTCTCCACGGTGACCTGCGCCGGATCACCCGAACTGTTCAGCTTGAAGCAAGCCAAAATCGCGCTGACAGTCTGCACGCCGCCGTTGTTGGCCTGCTGTTGTCCATCTTTCAGGTAGCTGGTGTTGATATAGAACTGCGCTTCGCTACCTCCTTCGGTCTTGAACGTCAGCCCAAGACCTACCGACCCGGTCTGACCATTCACAAGCTCTGCGCGGGTGAAGGCCCCGATGTATTTGCCAGCCTCGTCGATGAAGGCCGATTTGTTGTCAGCAGCGCACGCGGCGTTGCGATCGAGATTGAACATTCGTGGGTTCCTTATGCAGCCTTGAGGGTGGGGATTTCGTAGTAGGAGCAGATCGCGGCATCAACTGCAGCCAGGTCGTTGTCGACGAAGGGATCGTCGAACATGCCCATTGGGGCCTTGGTTGTGTCTGAGCCGTTGTTGCGGGTGCTGAAGAGGTGCTGGCCGTCCTGAACCACAGCCCGAAGCACAATGGTAACCATGCCTTCGAGGGTGATTTTCTCGTCCAGCATCTTGCCGATCGTCTTCATCTTCACCTGGCCAGAATCGGTTTCCTCGGTATGGCTGAGGATGTAGACGCGAACGTCTTCGGGCAGCCGAAGAAGGGCCTCGAAAATGTTCCAGGTGTGCCGGCCGATTTCGGTGAATTTATCGAACCCCTTTTCCTCACTACGACGCATGAACTCGTTGGCGAGGATGTACTGGAAGTCGTCGATTACGATGACCTTGCGTCCGGCCTTGTCTGCCGCTTGGGCGCGGGCGATGACGTGCTGCCAGTTGTCGGTGACGTAGGGCTTCCACGCCTTCGCCTCGCGAAATGGCAGAGGCTTGGGGATCACTTGGATGAGCGCAGAAAGGCAAGGGCTCAGGCTGCGCAGTGAAGAGCTTTTGCCACTGCCTGATTTGCCCAGGATTAGCGTTACAGTTGCCATGTCGTTGGCCTCAGTGGTGACTGTCAAATTCCCGCTCAATCTTGCGGGCTTCGTCTTCGTACTCTTTTCGGTCGTCGCCAGTGAATTGCTCAGGCGTGAACGAACCGACCGTTGCCCAGTCCAGGTGGGCAGCCATGCGTGGTGAAATCATGGGTATGTCTCAGGATGTGATGCGGTCTGCGAGTGCCAGACACAGCATCAGAATGGTGAAGGCGGCGAGTACTGGGAAAGATCCGCGCCAGAAGACCAGACGGCGACGGCGCTGAGTGGCGGTCATGACACCCTCGCAATCAACATTCCCCGCCGATTCTCGATGCGTATCTGCCTCGGTAATGCGGCGACCATAAAAAAGCCCTGATTCACCAGGGCTTGAACAAGTGCCGCACGGTTGCGCGCGATGATCGTCATACCGAACCTCCTTGCTTGGCGAGAACGTCCTCCATCTGCCCCATGGCGATGCGCAGGCGGCCTGGCAGCTCAGCAAGTCGCTTTGCTTCGGCAGCCTTGCGGCGTTCTTGGAGTGGATCAGGACCGTAGTTGAACCAGTTGTCTTCTGCGCCACCCAGAGAACTTCCGTCCATTCGGTCATCAAGCAAACGCGCCTGGGCGCTGTCCGCGTAACTCGTGCTCATGATGCGACGCTCAGTCGGCCATGTGTATGGGCGTAGACCAAGGCTTCGACATGGGCTATTTCGCGGAACAGATCCGAGTAATCGGTGGGGCTGATGACATTCCCCTCAAGCAAGCCCTCAATCCAGCCGAAGGCCCGGGCAATGAGTTCGCGCGCCACCAGGGAGAACTCTGGTTTCTGCGCTCGGGCGAGAAGATTTTCGAAACGTCTGCGTTGGAATTCGTACATGGTCGCCTCCGTGGCGAGCTGAGAAATTCGGCGGGATAAAAAGGATTTATTCACTAGGCCGCATAGAGCGACCGCAAAGCGCTAGCTACGCGCTGGTCAATCTGTTCTTTTGCAAGAATCTCAGCCTGTTCTCTCTTGAATTTGAGCCAGGCGGAGTGCGCCTCGGATGGCGTCTCGAACAACCCAAGATGATGTCTTTTGCCGGTAATTGCGCAGTGGGCTCTGGATCGATACTTCTTATGCCGCGGGCTGTAATCCACGCCAGGCGGGAGGCCAGATCTTTTCTTATTGGCTTCCCTGACGAGGCAGTTTATTGAGTGACTTACAAGGCAGCATGTATTTGGCCCGTAAACCCTATTGCCCTTAACTAAAAGATCTTTATCTACTTCCTTGTCCTGCCATTCCTGGCGTTCCATCCAATTCTTAAAAGTGCTGAACAGGTGCCATTCTTCGGAAACAGTGCAGCCTTCGTATGCAGGGCTGTTTGGTCTGCTCGGCGCGTGGTAGCAACGCCTGAGAATTGCTACCCATCTAGCGTAAACAGGGCACATGCACTTGTAGGTGATCTTCCCGTTCTCGGTTCGAGTCTGGGATACCACATAATCTGCGTCGTTTACGCCAACACCAAAAACAAGCGGACGGTTCATACAAGGAACCTCTGGACCTGATTAATGCCAGCGCAGGTGACCAAGCCCGTGCCGTGAAGCACGCGGGCACCTGTCGATGCGGTCGATGGGGTGAGGTTATTTGGATCGTGCAACCAGCATCGCGTCGGCGACGGCGTATGCATCTTTTGCTGCGCCCAGTCCTAGAGAGCACTCGTCAGCGTTGTTGCCCGTGACAATTGCCTGCATCGCCTTGGCCGCGAAGTAGTCGCGCAGGCTCATTCCCAGCAACTGGCGCTTACACTCATCAACAGTTGTCGGGGATAGGGTTTCATGGTCGTAATCAGCGACCGGGAAGGCGTTGCCGCCGTCGTTCCTGCTCATGCTCAATCTCCTTGCTGATTAACCAAACACACTCGGCTGCAACCACAAGAACGCGAACGGCCAAGTGGCAGCGGAGTAGTTGCATGTGGGTGTGTTCGGGAGGGGTAGGGGTAATGCAGAGCCCGGTGCTGATCTCCGGGTTGAGAGTCATGCCGCGGTCAACGGCTTTCGCCTACCGCAATGCCAGTTATTACGAGCCGGTACCGCGCGGGCATAAAATAGTACTTAGCCGGTCAGCGATCACTCTCGGGAACTGTTAGTTTTCAAACCCACGCATCAGCCTGCGCTTGCTTCTTCATCTGCATCGGGGTGCAATCTGCCGTCCGGGGTAGCCTGTCCGGATTACCGGTCAAAACCTGCTAAATCACCTGGCTCCCCGTGAGAGGCATATGTCTTTAGGTGCAGGCAGATCACACTCCGATACAGCCTCTTTCGAGGTGATCGGGCTTGCTTTTTGGCCCACCGCAAGCAGGTGGTTCGAAGGCCCTGGTGGAACAGGGATGCCATTCCTTGCTGCCGATACCCGGCAAGGCTGGTTTCGGATATGCCGGCCAGTGTTAGAGCACTGGCTTCGCAGATCGGCTCTGCGCATTGATGCAGGGGGCCGCTTTCGCGGTGTGGACTCATCCGCATCCCACTGCGCACTCTGTGAATGCGCAGGAGGCTGGTTCAGTAGGGCTTTTCGACCTTGCCCTGGTCTTGCAGGCTTTTGATTTTGAAAAGGTCGTTCAGCATGGCGTCCATTTGATTGGCAAGCTGATTGCGCAGGCCGTCTTTCAGGGCGCCGGTTACGTTCGCCACGCTTTGCTGCATTTGCTTGCTGAAGTCTTCGGCGCAGATCTTGGTCATCAGCCACTGGGCTCGCGTGACCGCGTTGTAATCGCTTGTGGCCGGCTTTCCGTCACCAGGATTCACTTTGCCGTTCCAGTAGGCGGTGACCGTCTTCTCTAGTTCTTTGCGCAGAGTGGTTGCCGGGCCTTCCTGATCGCCCCACTGATTGACGCGGCGGTATTCGCGCTCGAACGAACCATTGATGGTTTCGTCGATCGCCTTCTGGATCTGCGAGGTCACGCGCTCGTCAAAGATCTTGTCGATGCGTTTTTTAACCTCAGTGGCGACCATTCCAGAGAGATCGTCATCCTCGCGGAGGAGCTGATCTGCAACCTGGCCCACGATTGCGGTTTTTAGTGCGTCTTCGTTGATATTGAGCATTTCAGTCCCTCCGTTGATTTCCAATACCGCCTCATAGAAGCGGCATCAGTAAATCGATCAGGTCTTATCGCCACGGATAGCCAGGGTAAGGCTCGCCAGATAGCCGATGTTCTGCCTGTGCAGCCAACTTCTCCCATAGAGCCTTCAGCCGCTTCCGCCCAGCCTTCGTTTCTCGGTCGGGGATGACCGTTTTTGCCAGTGCGATCCCGCACTCGTCGCTACAACAGGAGAAATCGTGACCCCACGCAGTGCTAGACATGCGTGCTCCGCCCCATTCATCAGGAGCGTCTTTCGCACCGCACTGCGGGCAGTCGTGGGTGAGGTGGTACTGTCGGTGACGCATATCTCTGCCCTCGGTTGATTTCCCGTCTGGCCCTGTTGCCAAGGCCAGCCAGTGAAATCTTCCTTGTCACTCACTGCGCCCGTCAGGGTCATTCGCACAGTTCGGTCATCACCTCGCCAGACTGAGCCCCTCAATGGCTTTCATCTGGCGCCGGTCGCCTCACAAGCGCAGCGGTTTGTTTCCTTCGGTTTACTGACC